CGCGGCAAGGAGGAGGCCGCCGGCCCGCCGGTCAAGCAATGCCCGGCCTGCTTCGCCGCCCATCGTCCGGCCGCGATCTGCCCGGCCTGCGGTCACGAATACGCGCCGGAGGGCCGGACGCCGGAGGAGGTCGACGGCGAGCTCAAGCCAGTCACCCGCGACGAGGTCGCTGCCGCCAGGGAGGCTGAAAAGGCAGCCCGTCGCGCCGAGGTCGGAAAGGCCAGGACGCGTGAGGACCTGGAACGGATCGCGGCCGAGCGCGGGTATAAGGCAGGCTGGGTGGAACATCAGCTTCGGTTCCGTGGTGGCGGCTCCGGCCGTGGTCGGCTCGACGGGTTGATCGAGCACCAGGAGCGGATCTACGGCTATGGCTCGCGGAGGGCCGCGGGATGAAAGAAACCCCCATCCTCCGCCGCATCCTGCTGGCGCTTGGCGCGCGGCACGATGTCCGCCTCTTCCGGAACAATGTCGGTGTGGCCCTGCATGCCGACGGCAGCCGCGTCGTCTACGGCTTGGCTCCGGGAAGCTCTGATCTCATCGGGCTGACCAGCATCACCGTGACGCCCGAGATGGTCGGGCGGCGGCTTGCTGTGTTCACGGCCATCGAAGTCAAGACGATCAAGGGCCGGCCGACAGATGAGCAACTCGCTTTCGTTGCCATGACCAAGCGCATGGGCGGGATCGCTGGCATCGCGCGGTCTCCGGAGGAGGCTGAGGCCTTGCTGGCGGCCGGGCCTACGGTGGATTCCGCGCTCAGCCAAGGAGAGGGGCCGTGATGACTTGGGCGATCGGAGAGTTTGCGACGGCCTCCGCGCGCATCACCTCCAGGCATTGCGACTTCCTGGCGCAAGCCGGTGTCTGGCACAGGGATGCCCTTCATACGTCATCAGCAACATACAGGGTTTCCAGCGGGCGCCTGGATGCGATGCCCACTAAAACCGAGACCTATCCAGCCCGACGGTTAGTTGGCTGGTCGCGGGTCTGGGTTGATCCTGGTGATGGTCCTGGCCTCGTCGGCGCATATGAGCCGGAGAGCGATGGGCCGGCTCCGGCCGGCGCCAACTCGATCAAGGCTTTCATCGTGCCGGTTGGCGCCGCCGATCCCGATACCGGGTTCTGGTCTGAGATCTGGGACCTCTGCGCCTTCAATCTTGCCAGCCCTGGCCGCTGGTGGTTGCGCTCCGGGCTGGGTGACCTGCTGGGCGAGGATCATGTCGCGGCGTGTGCGGAGAGCGGAGCCGCCGTCCGGCTGGTGGCGACACCATTGGATTGGCTATGCGCCCGTGGTGATGCGGTCTGTGTCCTGGATTGGTCCCGTGTCGATCCCCGAGACGCCTTCGCGTCCTGCAAGCGCATCGAGCCCGCAAGCCCAGAGCTCGGGCGGATGCTGAAGACCAGACTGCGGCAGCTCGCGCGAGCCCATTTTGTGATCGGCGAGCCCGGCGCGGCGCCGGCGGAGACCGCCCATGCGTAGCGCTCCCATTGGCATCGGCGCACTGATGCGCCAGCAAGACGTCACCCGTGTCATTGTTACCGCCGCTAAGGAGGCGCGCGACCGCATAGAGGGGCTGCTTCCCGGGGTCGCGGTCCTGGCCGGCCGTCCGGACTTCGATTGGTCGAAAGTCCCGGGTCCGGGTCGTAAGATCGTCGTCACCGATCCGGAGCTTGGGCAGGCGCTCTACGCCGCAGGAGCAGATACGGTCGCTGTGGCCGACCTTAGCGCCGTGCTGGCGGCCGCTGAGGCCCCCACCGCCGATGAGCGGTTGCGCGCCATCGCTAAGGCGTGTCGTCGTTTGGAGCGGCAAGCTTCGCATCCCGCTGCGGAGCCAGAGCCAGAACTGCGGCCTGGGGCGGAGGCGGACACGGCACTGCCATCGCGCGTCGCCGCCGAGGACGACCCGCCGCCACCGGCCCACGATCCTCGCGACCGCGGCCCAGAGGGGGCTGAACCGATCAACGACGCGCCGTTTCGGTGCCTTGGTTACAACAAGGGCACCTACTACTACCTGTCGTTTGGCCATGGACAGATCGTCGCTCTGCCGGCCTCCGGTCATTCCAAGAACACGCTGCTGACGCTGGCGCCCCTGTATCACTGGGAATCTCATTTCGCCGGTTCCAAGGGGTGCAACTGGGACATGGCGATCAACTCGCTGCTCCAGACCTGTCACGCCATGGGCGTGTTCGACCCCGAGGCGGCCTTGCGAGGTCGAGGGGCTTGGCTGGATGAGGATCGCGCCGTCCTGCATTTGGGCGACCATCTGCTGGTTGACGGTCGGCGCGTCGAGATCAAAAATTTCCCAACACGCTACGTCTACGAGGTCGCGCCATCATTGGCGGCCGCGCCGACCGCCAAGCCACTGGGCGCCAACGACGCGCACCGGTTGCTCGATCTCGTGCAAATGTTCCGCTGGGAACGGCCGATGTCCGCCTACCTGCTGGCCGGATGGTGCGTCATCGCCCCGGTCTGCGGCGCCCTACGATGGAGGCCGCATATCTGGGTAACCAGCCCGGCAGGATCCGGCAAATCCACCCTCATGGATGAGGTGGTGAAACCCATGCTGGGCGGGATGGCGCTGACCGTCATGTCGGTGACATCCGAGGCCGGCGTCAGGCAACGTCTTCAGAGCGACGCCCGGCCGGTGGTGTTCGACGAGGCCGAGCAGGAAGACCTCGCGAGCAAGAATAGGATGAAGGGCGTCCTCTACTTGGCGCGCGCCGCGTCGGCAGAGGTCGGAGCGGAGATCATCAAGGGGACGCAATCGCAATCCGGCGCCAAGGCATACAGGACGCGTTCCTGCTTCGCATTCAGCTCCATCAACGTCGGCATCGAGCATTACGCTGATGAGACCCGCGTCACGGTGCTGGGGTTGGAGAAGATCGACGGGTCGACGCCAGAACGCCGCGGCAAAAACGCCGAGCACTGGCGCTCCCTCAAAGCTATGATCGTGGCCACGGTCACGCCAGACTACGCCGCCGGCATGTTGGCGCGCACACTGTCCCTTCTGCCGACGATCAGAGCCAACGCGGATACATTCAGCGAGGCCGCCGCACAGGTCCTCGGCAGTCGGCGCATTGGCGACCAGCTCGGCGCCATGCTCGCCGGCGCCTACAGCCTGCATAGCAGCAAACGCCTCACGGTTGAGCAGGCGCGGGAATGGTTGTCTCAGCATGACTGGGGTGACCTGACGGCGGCGGAGGCCGAGAAGGATGAGCATCGCCTTCTGGCTACGATCCTGCAGGAGGTCGTGCGGGTCCAGATCGGGAACCAAGCGAACGCGTCCAGGACGATTGGCGAGTTGCTGCAGGCCGCCCGGGAGGCGATGGATCGAGCCATACAGTCCGACGAAGCGGCGGCACTCGGAAGGCTCGGCATCCGCGTCCATTACTGGCCACCGAACCCGAAGGCGGCGCACGAAGCTGACCGTCCGGGCGGCTGGGGATTCTACGTCAGCACCAGCCACAAGCAACTCAAGCTGCTGCTGCGCGACACCCCATGGGGTGCCGGCTGGAGACGAGCCCTGACCACTGTCGACGGGCATCGTCGCCCCATCGGAAACATCAGTTTCGGTGGCGTCTCAACCCCGGCCGTGTGGGTCCCGTTCGCCGCCATCCCTGTCGCCGGGGGCGACCATTCGGCTGAACATGATGCGGGGCCGATTGAGTGAGGTGCCGCGTGGTGCCTGAGAAAATGAGTGAGTTTTCGTCGGAGCACCCAGAAGCGACCACCGAGCCCTGCCGGCCCTCTGAATGACTGAGAAGCGTTGAACTGCGCTCATCCGCTAAGTGATTGATGCGGAAAGGAGAAATAGAAAATGAGAGAGAACGCCAGATTTGTACAGAGCTATACACATACACGTATATATGCACACATACACACACTCACTCATACATTCATTCATATAGATATATCAAAGGGTTATGGTCTGAGTTGAGCCTGAATCGAGCATGAGGGAAATAAAACCGCTCATTCTCCATCCTTTCGAGAAATGAAATTTCTCATCCGCCGAATGGCGGCAATTGCTCCCGTAATTGAGGCCCGCATCATGACCTCTTCCGCCATCATCTCTGCCTCAAGCGCCCCCACTCCCACCGGCACCCCGCTGGACGAGATCGATCTCACCGGCCGCCGCTGGCACGTCGTTGTCGTGAAGCCGCTGGTCACCGACCGGCCGAAAGCCGTCTCCGCTCTCCTGGCTCGCGGCTACCAGGTCCTGGCACCGATGTGCCGGGAAGTGGTCATCCGCAAGGGCCGTTGCTCTGAGGCCGATCGCCCGATGTTCGGACGCTACGTCTTCGCTGGGTCCATGCCCGGGCAGGAGGCTCGGAAGCTCGCCTTGGTGCCCAGCGTCAGCTACGTCAGCCTGGACAGCCGTCGTCGGGCACTGGTTCTGCAGCCCGGCCCGCTGGCTGCCGTGGTAGCCCGTCTGCGGGCGGATGGCGGTATCGCTGACCTCGTGCCGCGCGATCCTGCTCCACGCTACCTGCCGGGCCAGTCTATCCGCGTGACGGAGGGGCCGTTCGCCGGCTTCAGTGGCCTGTTCGTCGCCGATGAGGGCGAGCGGCTTCGCGTTCTGCTTGGCCTGTTCGGCGGGCAGACGGAGGCAACGGTGCCGGTCGTGGCGGTCGAGGCGGCGGAGTAGGGTGGCCATGCCGTAAGGCGGGGAGGTTTTTCCTGTCGATCTCGCCGAAAGAGGGTTGACCTGGGGACTCAAGAGCGGCAAAGCTGGCGTCTGTACCGAGGCCCGATAGGCCTCTCCAGCAGGCGCCCTGAAGGCTCACCTGCTGCGGCAGCATGTCTGAAATGGACCACCCGCCTGGCGCCCGCCACGGCGGGTTTTGTTTTGCCCGGAGCCCGCCCATGCAGCCCACCGACATCATCGCCCTGGTTGGCGCTGCCTCCGTTCCCATCGCTGGTCTGATCTGGTGGATCGTCCGCATGAGCTGGGCCGCCGCCAAGCGCGACGCGGTCATCGACGGACTGGGCAAGGCGTTGGACGCGCTGAAGGCCCGCGTGGACGACCACGACGACTTGGCGCAACGGACCGCGCGGCTGGAGCAGAGCGTGCACGACCTGCGCTCTACCGTGCAGGCGCTGGTCACGTCGAGCCACCAGAACTTCGACCGGCTGTTTCAGCTGCTCTCCAAGCAGAAGGCGGATTGAGCATGGCCGACAATCTTCTCCGCGCCGGGCGGGCGGGCGTGGGCATGCCTGGGGACCCTGGAGGGGGCCGACCCTCGGGGGCGAGCGTCTAGCCGCACAAACCCACCGGCTAAGAAAATTTCAACATTGAGGCAGCATCAGCACCCCTCCGCTGAAAAGTGAGGGTTTCCAAAGCTTTCAAGCTGCCGGGGCTGCTGAAAACATGGCTGCACGCACCTACAGCCTCAGCGAGGCGGCGACGATCCTCGGTAAGGACCGCAACACGGTCTCCAAGTGGCTCGGCCAGGGTTGCCCGGCGGTGACGAGGGCGGATCGGGCGCGCGGCGTCGAGTGGGCGCTGTCCATCCCCGACATCGTGGATTGGCTGATCGACCGGGCGGTCGGAGATGCGGTCCAGACGGCTGGCGGCGAGGCTGAGAGGATCACGAAGGACGAGGCTGACCGGCGCAAGGCCGTCGCCCAGGCCATCGCCGAAGAGGTCAGCACGGCCGAACTGCTGGACGACGTGGTGAACCGGCACGAAGCGGCCGCGGACGTGGCGGCCTTCGCGGTGGCGCTGCGGACCGGCATGGCAAGCGTGTGCGGCAAGGTGGCCGGGCGGGCAGCGACGATGACCAGCGCGGCGGAGATCCAGGAGTTCTTGGAAGCCGAGACGAACAAGGCGTTCAGCGCCGCGCAGGAAGAGCTTGCGGAGAGGTGGGCGGATGCTGAACCAACGGGCAGCGGAGGCGATGGAGAGGATCGCTCTCCACCGGGCGGGTGATTACCGCCGGGGCCGCGCCGCTTTCCGCGGCAGCCTCCTGACGCTGATCGACAACACGTTGAAATTCCCGCGCCGGCTGACCGGTTCGGAATGGGCGGAGACCTACGGGCGCATCCCAAAGGGCACCGGAGCGGAACACGGCAAGGTGACGCTCTACGGCTACCAACGGGGATTGCTCGACGCCATGTGCGATCCGACGATCCCGCTGATCACCGTCATGAAGGCCGCGCGCGTCGGCTTCACCCGGTGCGCCACCCTGGCCATCGGCTACCACCTCCACCAGGACCCGACGCTGTGCGCCGTGGCTCAGCCGGTGCTGGAGGATGCGGAGGACTTCGGCGGGTCGGAGATCGCGCCGATGCTGCGGCAGACGCCGGTTCTGGCGTCGATGATCCGGCCGGTCCGGAAGGGCGAGAAGCAGGACAAGGCGACGATGTACCTGCTGTCGAACGGCGCGTCGGTTCGCGTCGTCGGTGCGGCCTCGGACGACGCCTTCCGGCGCTATTCGGCCCGCTGGCTGTTCGCCGACGAGTTGGACGCCGAGGGGTGGTCCCCGAAGGCCAAGACGCAGGGCGACAAGCTCAAATTGTTTTGGACTCGGGGCGAGACCTTCTGGAACCGGAAGCAAACAAGGGGCGGCACGCCGCTGCTGGAGGAGACCAGCCGCACCTACAAGCTTTGGCTCCAGTCCGACCAGCGCCGGTACTTCGTGCCCTGCCCGCAGTGCAGGGAGATGCAGGTTCTGGAGTGGGGCGGCCCGGACGTGCCGCACGGCATCAAGTGGAGCCTCGACGCGGCCGGGAACCTCGACAAGGTTTGGTACGTCGGAACCTGCGGCTGCCTCATCGACGAGGGCCGGAAAGCCTGGATGGACGCCCACGGCGAATGGCGGCCGACAGCCAAGCCGTCGCAGCCCGGCCATGTGGGTTTCCACCTCTGGACCGGGATGAGCTTGAACCCCAACGCCGCATGGACGGTGCTGGTGCGGGAGTGGCTGGAGGCGCAGAAGGACACGGCCACGCTGGTCCAGCCCTTCGTGAACCTCGTCCTTGGCCGGCCTTACAAGGCGACCTACGGGCAGGAGCTGAAGGTTTCCGCCTTTGCCGAGCGGATGGAGCCGTACCCGACGGAGGTTCCGTCGGGCGTGCGGTTTCTGTCGCTGGGCGCCGACGTGCAGTCGGGGCAGGGCATTGATCCCCGCGTTGAGGCGTCGGTTTACGGCTGGGGTGCCGGCAACGAATGCTGGCTGATCGGCCATTGGGTGTTCCGGGGAGATCCGGCGCAGCAGGAGGTATGGGATCAACTGGACGGCTTGCTGCTGACCACCTTCCTCGGGCCGGACGGCAAGCGCTTCGCCATCCAGGCCGGCGCCATCGACTCCGGCGGCCACCACACTGCCGAAACCTATGCGTTCTGCGCCACCCGCGCGCAACGGCGCGTCTGGGCGATCAAGGGGCGGTCGGAGAAGAACGGCGCACGGTCAAAGGTCTGGCCGCGCCGACCGTCGAAGGGACAGAACGGCGGGATCGTTTATCTGATCGGCGGCAACGCGGCGCGCGACTTCGTGTACCGCTCACTGGCGGTCGAGAAGGCGGGGCCGCGTTACGTCCACTTCCCGGCGCAGGTCCCGGCCGGCGCTGAACCGCTGACCGACGCCTACTTCGAGCAGCTCACCGCCGAAAAGCTGGTCGCCCGCAGGGGCGGCTACACGGAATGGGACAAGCCAAAGGGCAAGCCCCACGAGGCCGGCGTCTGCCTCGTCTACGCCTACGCCGCGAAATGCGGTCTCGAAACGCTTCACAAGGGGTGGGTCATGGCGACGGAGGCCGAGAAGGCGCCGCGGGAGAAGCCCGCGGCGATGAACGAGGTGTCGGCGTCCGCCGACGTTTCCCGGAACCAGCCGCCGCCTGCTGAGAAGCCGAAGCCAGCACCGAAAAAGGCGCCGACCCGCAAGATTGGTCGCTCTTCCTACCTGAACCGCTTGGGGCGCTGAGATGGCCTGGACACAGCAGCACATCGACGAGCTGAAAGAGGCTATCGCCACGGGGCTCACCGACTTCCAGTACTCCGACGGCTCACGCGGCACCTATCGCTCTCTGGCGGAGATGAAGGACGTGCTCGCGATGATGTGCGCCGAGGTCGCCAGTACCGCCCAGCCGACCCGTCGCACCTATCGTGCCGTTCGCGTCACCCCCCGATCCGGATACTGACCATGCGAACCGCCAAGATCCGTCTCCGGAACAAAGCGACCGGGGAATACCTCCCGGCTGTCCGCATGGATGCCGGGCCGCTCGCCGCGCCGGCAACCACCGCCTACCAGGGTGCGTCCACCGGTCGGCGCATGGGTGGCTGGCGCCCGTCAAGCATCGGCCCCAATGCCATCGTCGCGGCAGAGGGGCCGGAGTTGATCCGCCGGGCGCGCGACATGCGCCGGAACAACCCGCACGCCAAGCGAGGCATCAGCCTCTATGGCACGCACATCATCGGCACCGGCATCAAGCCGAGGTCGCTGTGCCCGAACAAGCGGGTTCGGGACGCAATCCACCGGCTGTGGGCGGAATGGTCGGACTATGCCGACGCCGACGGCGCCTTCGACATCTACGGTCTCCAGACCCAGGCGGTGCTGGAGACAGCGACGACCGGCGAGGAGTTCGCCCGGCTGCGTGCCCGTCGCTCCACCGATGGCCTCCCGGTGCCGCTCCAGGTCCAGTTGATCCCGGCCGAGCAGGTGCCGTTGGACTACTCCATGCCGAACGAGGGGCGGCAGGTGGTGCAGGGGATCGAGCGGGACGCGCTCGGGCGTCGCGTGGCCTACTGGCTGTACCGGCAGAACCCCGGCGATGCCGGCGTGGTCATGGACGTGAACGGCTGGGAGAAGGTGCGGGTGGACGCGGCCGATGTCTGCCACATGCGTTTCGCCCCGCCGAACCAGCTTCGCGGCCTGCCTTGGCTGGCATCGGCCATCACGACGCTGCATCAACTCGGGCAGTGGCGGGACGCGGCCCTGCTGCGCAAGCAGATGCTGGCCTCTCTGGTCGGCTTCGTGAAGCGCGCCGTCACAGAGGAAATGGACGCGGCCAAGATTGCCGAGATGTGGGGCGCGGTACAGGAGGAATTCGGCGAACTGCCGGCGGTCGGGCTGGAGCCGGGCACGATGCAGTACCTGAACCCCGGCGAGGACGTGACCTTCACGCAATGGCAGGAGACGGCCGGGCAGGACGAGGTGTTCGAGCGCACCGCGCTCCGCACCACCGCCGCCGGCCTGGATCTGGTCTACGAGGAGCTGTCGGGCGATTGGGAGAAGACCAACGACCGGACGTTCCGCGCCGCGTTCAACACCATGAAGCGGACGGTGGGCCAGCTTCAGCACCAGATGGTCGCCTTCCAGTTCTGCCGGCCGATCTGGAGCCGCTGGATTGATGCCGCCGTAGCGAGCGGTGCGCTTCGGGCGCCGAAATCGGTCACCGAGGCCGACCTGAAGCGTGTCGAGTGGCAGCCGCAGGATTGGGAATACCTCCAGCCTGTGCAGGACGTGGAGGCCAAGCTGAAGGCGATTGCCGGCGGCCTGGACTCCCGTGCCAACACCGTCGCCCGCCGCGGCGACGACGTGGAGGTCATCGACGATCAGCGGGCCGCCGATGCCGAGCGTGAGCGGGCGAAGGGGATTGCCCCAGCCGCCGCGCCGACCGCCCCACAGCCCAAACCTGAAGACGAGGAGACCGGATCGTGAGTGCGATCGTACGAGGCAATGAGATCGTGCTGACCGGCACGGTTGGTGGTGACCCGTGGTGGGATGACGACGTCTTTTCCCAGGCCGACGTCATCAACGCCCTGGCCCAGGTCGGGCGCGATACCGATGTGACCGTGCGCGTCAACAGTGGCGGCGGCATCGCCACCGAAGGCGCCGCGATCCATTCGGCGTTCGCCGCCCACAAGGGCAAGGTCAACATGGTGGTCGAGGGTTGGGCGGCCAGTGCCGCCAGCCTCTTCGTCATGTCCGGCCACACCATCACCATGCGGCCCGGCGCCCTGATGATGATCCATGATCCGTCCGCCCCGGCCTGGGGGACTTGCGACGATCACCGCCGCGTGGCGAGCGCGCTGGACACCATGGGCAACGTCTACGCCCAGGTCTACGCCGACCGCTGCGGCAAGAGCCCCGAGGAGGTGCGCGAGATGATGCGCGCCGAGACGTGGCTTGGCCCGGCTGAGGCGATGGCCCAGGGGTTCGCCGACGAGGCCGAGACCGACGGCGCCGACGCCCCGGAGCCGGTCGCCTTCGCCCATGTCCGCGCCTACGCCCGCGCGCCGGAACGCATCGTGGCTCTTGCGAAATCGCGCGGGTGGGGAGCCCGCGCCTCCCTGGCGGCAACCGCCGCCGCTCCCACCCGCCCAACCATGGAGGCCCCCGTGCCGGACGAGAACACGCCGACCGACGACAAGACCGTCATTACGCCCCCCGTCACCGAAGCCGACGCACCGGCCGATCCGGTCGCCATCGCCGAGGCCTGCGCGACCGCCGGTTTCGCCACCCTGACCGCCGGCTTCCTGAAGGCCACGGCCACCATGAAGGTGGTTACCGCCTCGCTGGCCGCCGCCAAGGAGATCGCGACCGCCTGCGACACGCTGCGGGTGCCGAACATGAAGAACAGCCTCGTGCAGTTCGTGGCGGCCGGCGGGGACATGCAGGTCGCGCGCAACATGGCGACCGACGCCGCGGCGGCGCGGGACGAGGCCCTCGTCACCGACACGACCCGGCAGCCGCCCGCGCCCGTCGCCTCCGGCTGGGGTGCCGCCGTCGCCAAGCTCAAGAAGTAACCCTCGCACCAGGAGAGCCAGGACATGGCAACGCTTACCGAAAACCTGCCCCATACCGGTGGCTACCTCATAAGCGAGGGCAACGGCGACATCTCTCGCGAGGTTGTGACGCTCGCTGCCGGCAGCGGCGTCCTGCGCACCGGCACCGTCCTCGCCAAGCTGACGGCGAACGGCAAGTACGTCCCCTACGACAACTCCGGCACCGATGGCTCGGAGACCGCCGTGGCGGTCCTCTGGGAGGGGCGCGACACGACGGACGGTGACGTGAAGGCCGTCGTCACGGCCCGCCACACCACAGTCAACAAGGCCGAACTGATCTGGGCGGCCGGCGTGGACGCCGCCGGGATCACGGCTGGCCT